TCAGCAAGGAGACTTAACTCTAATATCTTCATCAACTCCTTCTAGTTCCCCATTTATTTTCTCAATTTGATTTTCACATAACCTCTGCTTTGAAAGGAGCTGATCTAAATTTTCTTGGCTGAAGCATAGATCATTATACACTTTAGAGCGCACTCGTTTTTGATACCAGGTATCGACATTTTCTGGTGAAACGTGAAATTTCGTTCTTAAAAACAGGAATAAGCTAAAAAATGTTGGTATATAGAAAATGATTTGCAATATTCTTTGTGCATTTATGAATGTTAAATAAATAGTTATTCCAGCAAAAATAAACCAAGCAGCTGTCAACAATTTATTTGTACGCTTAAGTTTTGTCTTAATCTTTGCATCTGCTCGTTCTTTAGTCTTTCTAACCGTTGTTATATGGCTTTTGACTTCGCTTAGTTTATCTCTTTCCCCCTTCAGTTGATTTTGTTTCATTTGCCTCTGTTTGATTAAGCCATCCAAAACATTCTTTTTTTCCGCGTAATTAAGTTGATCCCCAATACTTTGTTTCTCAGCAATAACATGATCAAGTTCTGTCTGTTTTGACTCCGCCCCTTTGTTATATGACTCATCTTGAATTTCCTGCAAAATTTCATAAGGAGTCTTCTCAAAAAAGGCATCTTCATCATTATGTGTCTTTTTTGCGAGCAAGCCAAGTGCTATTGCATTAGTTTTTAAAAAATAACATAATTCAGCTGAAAGGCTTTCGTTCTCTTGTAACTTAGAAAGTTCTGCATTAAGCTTCCTCAGTACTGCTTCAGATGGTTGAAATGCTGCATATGCAGCAGAAATTAAATTTGCTTTATTAAGAGCAGAGACTTTGACCGGGCTATTAAACCAAATTAGAGTACCCCAATTAATATCACTAATGGCAATTGGGATACAATTTCCCTGTTGCCCAGATAAAGAAAATGATATATCAGAACCTATCTTTGCAAGCGTATGATTAGTTGTAACGAAAATATATCCTACATCCGATAAGGAATGAGCAATATTTCCTTCATCTAAAAAAAGTGTTAAGAATAAGGAGCGTGCGTCTTGATTAACTGTATATTCTTTCTCATTTAACGAGAAAGAAGGATTACTTTGTTCATAAGCACAAACTATTCTATCTTTTATATCAGCTTCATACAAAGAGTGAATATCTTCAGTCTTCGGGTAAGATATTGAATCAATTGTAATTTTAAAATCATCTTCTATTATTGTTTTTAATTTGCCAAGTAACTCAGTTACTTGCTGGTATGACCAGTTATTTGTTATAAAAAAATATGCAGCTTCCGATGATTGTGCTGGATTATACCTTGGATCTCCAATCCAGTTCTTCGCGGAGTCAATTATGCCTGCAATTTCACTATAAGTATGTTGATAAATATGAAGACTCATTCCCAATTGTTTCATTTCATCGATAAATGTTCTAAAATTGGAAGATCTATCAATGCTCCCAATACCAAGTAGAGCAAAAATCACACCTGAATCAAGATATACCTTTGCTTTGCAACGTTCATCTCTTTCAGTGGGAACATTATATGTTAATACTTCAGCAAATGCACATCCGGTTATATACTGATCAACAAAGTCAATAATAGAAGAATCCCCTATTTCTTCACAATAAAGTAAATATTCTGCAAAATAGTAGTCAGTTTTTACTTTTTTTATTATCGCTTTATCAATTTTCGAGGCAAGTCCATGACGTCCAATAAAAGCTTGGACTTTATCTGATAAATCTTCTTCCGAACAAAAAAGATTATGAGTTTTTTGAAGATATAATCCGAAATTCTGAAGTAGAACCTTATATTCTTTGCATTTTTGCTCTGCTACCATTGCAAAATCCTCACTAGATATTCTTTCCATTACTGGAAAAACTTTTTTTAGTGATGAATTATATTCAAAAAATCCAGTTTTTATACCTAAGTCTATAATAGTCTGCATAGGGTGATAAGGTAATTCGAATTCAAAGCGCTTTTGGAAATCTCTAACTAAAGACTGGGCTTTTATTTCTCTATACTTTTTTTCAAATACTAGCTCAACCACCATCCTTAAAAATGCTTTCTTAGGTTCTCCATCAGCACAAGCAGAAAGAGCTGCATAACAATAGATTGAAGAAAGGCTTGCCATAATTCTCCTCCTCAACACTTACAATTAATAACTGCAAGTTTACTAGCAAATCTCAAATCAGTCAATTATTTTTCGCCATAATATTCCATTTATTTTACAAAAGCCCGAGAGAAAAATCTCTCGGGCTTTCTCCAATATATTCGCCATCCTTTACTTGTTCAGCGCCCCGCTTTCCGAGATGTTTATCTAGTTAGTATAGTTCCATTGAGCACCATCCCCCGAACACTCCTAATTTTAGCCGATGTACAGAGATAAGACCGCACTAGGTAGCCACCATGTACACTGCTATCGTACCTCTGAGCTGAATAGTGCCTGCTCTGCCGCCCTACGCCTAACCAGCCCAGTAATAACTTTACCGCCGGATTTATTGTAAAGCGGAATCTTCGCGGCAATCTGAGCCACTGTACGGTCCTTGCACAGCGTCTTCAGGCAACCGGAGCCGCAGTTATAGGTAAACGATACTAGCGCATCAAACTGGTTCTGTGTCAGGCTGGCGGTGATGGGCACATATGCGGCGTTGTTGACATACGCCACGTACTTTGCGAGATCGCTCACGAGCAGGGCATCGGCCTCTGCCTGCGTGATCGTCTGGCCCTCTTTGACGTCTGCGCCATAGTGTCCCCAGCCGATCGTCCAGTATTTTTCATAGCTGAATGGCTTGTACGCTTTCAGGCGGCAGCCCTCGAACTGTTTGATAAGGTTCAGGCCAGCCGCTTCAATAGACTTTGCTGCGGGCTTGAGATGCACAACGATGTAATACGGGATAATCCGTTTTGCATCGGAGTAAAACGTCAGGCCGTCCTTATCGATGTAGCAGGTAGATCCGCCACCGTCCAGCATCATCGCCTCTTCCCACCCATAGGAATAAAGCAGATCGCGCAGCGCTTCCGGCGTCATTTTCTTTTGGCTGACGTAGTAGGCAAAGCGCCCTTGCTTGCGTCCAATAGCGGTACGATAGGCATTTCCACCCATATCTGGCTGATATGGAGGCTTGTCTATTTTCTGGCCGTTAACAACCAGATGCGTGGTCTCCACGTAGTTGTCTTTGTTGCAGGGGAGCTGCTGCATCCCGTAGAACGACAGATCAGTATTCCACGCCATGCCATACGTGGTGTAAATCGGTTTGCATTTAACTATGCCGTCAACTTTCAGATGGTCGCAAGGTTTGTACGACCATAAAAAGATCGGACCGTTGAAAGCAATGTCGCCACCGGAATCAGCCAGAATCTTATCAAGCTGCTTCTCGGTGTACTTGTGCACGTTATAGTACAGCTGCAGGCGGCTGATTTTTGAGAGCTCAATGGTTTTTGCGGTCTGTTTCACTGAGTATCACCTGCCGCATTAACCTCCGGCAGTCCCGCCACAGAGGTCAGCAGAGACAGGGCCCCCGCCAGCGCCGCCGTAGAGGCGACAACAATCCAGTTGACGCTGCCAATCACGGTAGCGGTACCGATCGTGGCCACAGCCGTCTGTGCCACAGTCTTGATCGCCCGAACCCCCGCTGCTTTAATCCAAACTTTCCAATTTTTCATGATGTATGTTCCTTTCCCCGGCTATGCCGGATAAAAATGACTATTTACGGCGCAACTTCATGCGCCTTTTGATTGAGGTGCTTGTCCAGTTTGTCGAGGGCGTCATGTACCGGACCGTCGCATCCCTGCTCCGCAAGCCCCTGTAGGCAGGCTTTGATGCCGTAGCACAGTAATGTCTGCTCCTCCTGGATGGACGTGATAACTTTGCTCTGCTTTTTGTCCCGCTCCACAAATTTGTAGACTGACAAAAACATACCTCCGATAATTACCAGAGAGCCAAACAGTTTGGCCAGATCGTTGATGGTATCCGCTGTAATATGCAATTGATCCGCCTCCTAAATCAGTCTGTAATGCGGCCGCTCCCCGTCGCCCGTCCAGTAATCCATCCAGTCGAACAGCACGATGGCCACGCCGGCCAGCAGCACCCACAGCGCCGCATATTGTGGGCAAATCTGCCCCCATAGATTGCCCGGCAGTCCGTAATAGTCCCAGACTCCGAGGCCCATCCAGATATTCAGCACCAGTCCTGCTAGCAGTTCTGCTGCGGTAATGGTCAGTCCGCCGATCAGCGCCTGGAGCACCAGCGGCATCTCCCACGGGATGTGATTGTTTACCAGGTCTAGCGGGATGCACAGGATGGCCGCCAGCAGGATCATGGTCCAGTGGGTATATCCGTGGTGCAGAATCTCCAACAGGCCGTACAGCAGCCCACCGGCGGCCCAGCGGAGGATATGATTAAGCAGTCGCCGCACTGATGATCGCCTCCATATTGGCTTTGAGGTCGTCCGGCAGCACGGCTCCGTATGTAATGCCCGTCAGCTCGTCCTGATCTGTTGCCCGCTGGGCCCATGTCCGCAGGTGGTTGCAATAGGTCGTGTGATAGAGGATGTGCGCCACGGCTGCCTTACCCATGATGAGGATGTCTTCCGCCGAATAAACCTTACACAGTTGCCCATCCAGGTGATACGGGTACCCGGAGGCACCGGCCTGCACCGCTGCCTGCGCGGTAGACAGGTTGATCTGATCCTCCGGTGTCAGGCTGATGTGTCCCGTGGTGCCGTCCGAGAGCGTCACATCACATCCGGCGATGATGGCCGCCTGCGCGGCTGCGGACAGCTCGTCCAGTTTTGCGGTGCGCACCGTCTCCAGATCAGGTGCGGCAGGCTCCGGCGTGTTGGTCAGCACCAGCGTGGTGCCGTCCACGTAATTCCGTAGGTAATTCGCTACGGTATCGGTACGCAGAACACGTCCAGAATCGTCTTGCAGTTCCACGGTACCGCCCAGCGCACTCAGTGCGGACTCAAGCGCATACCGCACTGTCCCATTTCCAACGGTAAGGCCGGTACATTTATACTCTTGGTTGCTCGTAATAGCTTTCATATAATCACCCCAGAAATCCATTGAGTTTTATTATAAAACATACAATTTCCATGTCCTCGAACCACTCGTTATAGTGTATGATCCCGCAGCAAGAATTCCAGAAGAGTCAAGTGTGCACGTGATAGTTGGAGCAATAGTGGCAATTCCCCCCGCTACCCACAGTAATGTCCCTGTTACGGAATCACCATTTTTTATAAAACCTATCATTTTAGACCCAGACGTGGTATCCATATTCCCGTCGGGAATCAGAATAGCTGACATAGTCGGATATGAATGCAATGCTCTTGAGATAAGCTGCCACCGCCGCCTGAATAGCCGATGTAACCTCCGACTGCACGGCCCCCGGCATAGCGGTCACTGTCAGCGAAAGAGCCAGAGAAACGCCGTCAGCGGCGCTGATGTAGCAATATGCCCCAATGGGAGCCTCTCCCTCGCCAAGTCCACTGCTTCCGGGGTCGATGTGGTTCTGTACGGTTTCCACCAGTAAGGCACTGGCGGGTTTGCCATCCGTGTCGATCAGCACAACATCCACTGTGTTGTCTCCATGCCCCAACGGATAGATCTGAACACCGCCTACGCCGGAAATCTCCAGCGCCCAGCTGCGGTATCTCCCCCCGTCCCTCGTCCAACTCTCGGAGCGTTTCTGACGTTCCAGTGCCTGAGACATAGCGCGACAGAGATGGATGTCCGGTTTTACACGCTTCCATGCCTTCCGAGCCGGTTCCTTCCCCTGATGGCGAGGATACGCCTTCCAGAAACGATCAAACAATTCCGACTGCTCGTCCACCCCCGTCGGGGGTATAGGGGGTATTTCTTTCTTTTCTTTGTTTAAGTCTTTATTTTGTTGTGTCAAATTCACCGTCAACGGCAAATTCCGTTGACGGCTTTCACCGTTGCGGCAATTTGGAACAACGGTGGGCGGTTCATCTTGCAGTACATATACGTTGCCTGAAAATTTTCCGCCGGAATCATGGGATTGCTCTCGTTCCAGATAGCCTACTTCCTGCAAATTATCAAGGCATTTCCGGACCTCATACCGCGTTGTATTCGCTTTGACCGCCAGCCCGGAAACACTGTAATCCCAGTCCTGTGGCAGCGAGGCCATCAGCGTAAACAATCCCCGGGTTGCCAAATTGAGCCGGGTATCCTGCGCCACTGAATTGTAGATCGTGGTAAATCCGCGTCCACGTTTGAAGCGTATCATGCTCTCAGACATTCTCTCTCCGCTCCTTTATCGATCAATCGCTTCCACCACTCGAAAAAACATGGAAACAGTCCAACAAATTCCGATGGTAACAAAAACAAGCTCCATACCGCTCACAGGAGGCACCTCCTTCCACGGCAAAGTCGGGCTTGTGTTTTCAGCAGAACGTGTTATAATAATTTTGCAGTCGTTCTTGTGACGCAAGTCCTTGAACCGAGCCGCTTCGGGTGCCAGCCCGAGGCGGTTCTTTTTTTGCGCTGCCATACGCGTTCCTCCTATGTATGCTTGTCCCCCGCCGCAAAAGCGGCGCGGTCTCAGGCGCTGCCCTGTGCTTGCTGATGCAGCGCGTGTTGTAAATAAATCCGAACAATCTCTCGGTCAATCTGTGCCTTCTGCTCTTTGGTCATATTGCGGCAGCAGGTGTCGAATATGTAGCAGGTGGCACCGCTGGTTTCCACGACCATCTTGCAGTCGTCCATGTTTGGGACAAATGGAAATCCTGTTTTCATCGACATCACCTCTTACCGCAATCTATTGGATCAGACGCTTGTCCTATGCGTCCTTGTCCGGCTCCGTTGCCAGCTTGACCTCAGTGCTGGCCTTAATCAGCCCATCCAGCTCTTTCAGGATTTCGTCAAACAGAGGTCGTTCATCCGCTGAGATCATACCGTCCTCCGCGATCTGGAGCAGATCCCGGTCCCTGTGCTTTTCTGCGAACGACATCACCCGGTTAATCAGGCGAATGGTTGCTGTGGGCAGATCCACCACATCCACGTCAGGCACGACCTGAATGCTGTGAGAGGTCAGCCGGGTATGCTGATAGGCCAGATGCAGCGCATTATAAACAATGCACATCGCCTCCACCACATCGTTGGGCGGCAGCCGGTTATAGGCCTCATAGTCTTTGATGGCTGTCACGGATACGCCGATGGCCTCCGCAGCCTTTTCCTGGGTTAAACCGGCCGCAATCCGCGCTGCCTGATAAATATTTGTACTGACCTTCACGATGGTAACAAACCCTCTTTCTTGGTAAACTAAAGCTGTGGGGTAAACTGGGGCGGTTATGCGCTGACATTGGCCTCCCGGCCAAACAGGGCATCAATGGAACACTCCAGTATTGCGGCCAGCTTCGGCAGCTTTGCCGCCGCAGGCATGGCCTCGTTGTTTTCCCACTGCGCAACGGAAGAGTTCTTTACCTCCATAGCCCTTGCCAGTTCCGTCTGGGTCATGCCCCGTCGTTCGCGCAGCTCTCTGATTTTCATGGATTCGCCTCCCTTCTGGTTGCATCTGGGAATTTTGCGTGTTATATTTAGTCTGTGACTAAATATGCAGGGGTGATTTTGTGAAGCTAGATCATGACTGTGTTCGTGATGTTCTGCTGACGGTCGAGGCTGCTACTCGTGGTCAACTCCGCCTGCCTTATCTTTGCAGGCAGCTTCCGCAGTATGACGAAGATGCTCTGAATTACACTTGTCTGAAGCTCTCAGAAGGTGGATACCTGGATGCCGAGATACACGCAGTCTGCGGGGAAACCTTTCCCGCCCTCATTTGGATCAACTCCATGACCTATCAGGGCCATGAGTTTCTTGATACCATTCGGGACGATACAAATTGGGGTAGGGTAAAGGCTACGGCAAAAAAGGCCGGGGTATTTTCCATGAGCGCGCTGGCCGAAATTTCACAGGGTGTAGCTCAAGCTGCGATCACAGCTGCACTTCAAGGGCATCTATAAGAAAAAGCTCCAGGCTGAGGTTAGGAGCTTTTCCGGCCTCCATGGAGAGTCTGAGCGAATGGACGGTTGGCAGCTCTATACCGTTCAGTTTGACTGTCCACCGGGCGGTGCTATCTCCAAAGGATTTGATTTCCAGTTTCATCGTCTGCTCCTCTCTGCCGAAGATGTTTTGATCACCTTGTACCGCACGACGGTGTATTCCTCTGCGATGCGATGCCCGGTTTTAAACGTGAGCGCATCATAAGCGGTCTGCGCTTCTGCCAAAGTGGGATACCTCTTACCTGTGGGAGCCCACTTGTTATTCCAGGATGGGTATGTAAGGTACTGAATGACGAACATGGTGTGCTCCTTTCTACCGCCCGGCGGCTCGCTGTTTAGTCTGTGACTATAAATATAATCTCGCTTTCCGTGATTGTCAATCTCGTTTTCTGTTTTTATATGTTTTTGTCATAAATACCAAATCTCGCTTTCCGTGATTGTATATTTTAGTGTTGAGGTGATGTCGTTGGACACCGTAGATCGGATTTTCGAATTAGTTGATGAGCAGTTTCGTGAACAGAAAGATTTTGCTGCTACCATTGGACTGATTCCGCAGCGCGTCAGCGCATGGCGTAGACGGACGTCATCGTCTTACAATAAATACATTTCTCAAATTGCCGAAGCCCTAGGAACTACCACCGAATATCTCCTCACCGGCGAAGGACCTAAAACAAAAGCGCCCACCTCCGGAGCCGGAGAGGGCGCAGTAAAAGCGGAACACATTAAGGCTGCTTTTTTTGAGGGGGCTGAGGACCTCAGCAAAGAAGAGATGGACATGCTCTGGGATGATGCCAGAGACTATATGCGTTATAAACTGGAACAGCGGAGGAAGCAAAAGCATGAATAATGGTCCGCTGGACTTATACAAGTTTGCGGAGCGCCGTGGCATTGATGTGGATTGGGTACCGCTGCGGCGCGCGACCTCGCTTTCACTGCCCATGGAGGACGGAACCTGCTGCATTGCTGTTAACCCATGGAAGATGAACAGCATTGCTCAGGAAACCGTACTTATTGCGCACGAACTGGGACACTGCGAAACCGGCAGCTTTTACTGTCCGGAGGCCATATTGGATGTCCGGCAGAAGCATGAGAACCAGGCGGACAAGTGGGCCATCAACCGCCTGATTTCAGTGGACGAGCTGGACGATGCCGTCGCAGAAGGCTATTCAGACATCTGGTCGTTGGCGGATCACTTTGGAGTCACCGAGGACTTTATGCGCAAGGCAGTCTGCTGGTACACCCACGGCAACCTTGCGGCAGAATTATTTTTTTAACCCTTCGCCGGATAGCGAAAAAATAGATGTGCCCGAATTGGACACAAATTGGAGGAAGAGAGAATGTTTGGGAAAAAGGGAGAAGTTCAAAATGGCCCGGAGATAACTAACGCACCCAAGCAGAAAAAACCAATCTTCAAAAAATGGTGGTTCTGGGTTGTCGTTGTTTTGCTCGTCGTGGCTTTGACTCCAAAGGGCAATACCGGAACAGATACACCAGCGGCATCTTCTTCTGCTGCGCAGTCAACACAAACGACATCTGCCTCTGCCGCACAGTCAACACAACCGGCATCTTCTTCTGCTACGCAGTCAACACAACCGGCATCTTCAAATAGCCAGGTGCAGGCCGCCGCTTCTGAATCTGTGGCAAGTATTTCGGAATCTAATACAACCTTAGGTCAGAGCAATGCTCTTTCGGCTGCAAAATCGTATTTAGCGTACAGTGCTTTTTCGCATGACGGACTTGTCGGGCAACTTGAATATGAAAAATATTCACACGAGGACTCGGTCTATGCGGCAGATAACTGCGGGGCAGACTGGAATGAAGAAGCCCTCCTGTCTGCAAAATCATACTTAGATTACTCTGCTTTTTCCCATAAAGGATTAGCTGAGCAGTTGGAGTATGACGGATATACGAGCGACCAAGCCGCCTACGGCGCGGATAACTGCGGCGCAGACTGGAACGAACAGGCGTCAAAAAGTGCAGCATCGTATTTGGACTACTCTTCCTTCTCTCGTGAAAGTCTGATTGATCAACTGGTGTATGACGGTTATACACACGATCAGGCAGTGTATGGAGTTGAAGCGAACGGGTATTGATATGTTCCCGAATTGGGCACCACAGGAGATGGCTAATCCATGGGTATGCGTTTTAGAAAAAGCATAAAAATAGCTCCTGGAGTAAAAGTTAACCTCGGCAAAAAAAGTGCCGGAATCAGCGTTGGGAATAAGTATGGTGGAATCTCATACAATACGCGGACCGGAACACGTACACGTGTATCAGCCCCAGGGACTGGATTGTATTATTCCGAGAAAATTGGCGGTGGAAGCAGACGAGCATTTTCGGCTACTGCATCCAGTGCAGGCCCGTCAGATTCCGCGAGTTTATCTACACCTGATGATTTGAGAGAAGCAGCTAATAAATTACGGTCCAATCTTAAGTTGGTCCAGATTTTCTACCCCATTTTATTTGTTCTGCTCATAATCATGGGCTTTTCAGTAGGACCGTTTTGCTTTATAATCGCCGTCGTGCTGGCGCTCTATGCAATTAGCTATCGAAAAAAAGCACATACACAGATACCTGATTTGATGCAGCGGGCTGACCAGCTTGATCTGGTTCAGGACGAACTGCACACAATCGAGGAAGCCGAACGTGCATTGTCTTCCACAAAGAGCCCTGCAATTTTCTTTTTAAACTATGACCGCATTATAGACGCCAGCATATCCGTCGTGGAAAAAGCACCGTCAATCTCTCAATATACCAGCTCCGAAAATTGCCAGTCTGCAATCAGCGAAGCGCTTAACTCCGAAATTGATCAGCTGCTCAAATACGATTTTGAAAAGACCTATAAGCATCTTTACGAGCTTAAAACCCAAAAGGGAATTGATTCCGCAATCAGTAAATTTAAGGCACCATATGAGCCGAACCTGCAAAAATTAAATGATGGGCAGGTGCGGATATATCAGAGCTACGTTAAAAAATTGGAATCCGTAACGCTCCCAGATACATAAGTAAAGCACCGCCCGGAAGGGCGGCATTATCGGCGAGGTTGTGGAAATCCTAGAAGTGTCCGATTCGGACACCATCTGTCCCGCAAGGCGGAAGCGAGGTCACTTGCCATGAGAAAGCGGATATTTGAAGTCATTGAAATATCGAAAGACGGGGATCGGCTGAGCGCAGTTTACGATTATGCTATGATGGCCACGATCCTCATTAGCCTGGTCCCACTAGCTTTTAAACACACCACTTTGGCCTTTATGGTGATAGATAAAACCAGCGCTGTAATTTTTATTTTTGATTACGTCCTTCGTGAAATGACCGCCGATTTTAAAATGAGAAAAGGCGCTATGTCCTTCCTTCTGTACCCATTTTCCTTTATGGCAATCATTGATTTATTCTCAATATTGCCGTCATTTACGCTACTGGCTTCAGGCTTTAAAATTTTAAGACTATTCCGGCTCTTGCGGACCTTCAGAGTGGTCAGGGCGTTCAAAATGCTGCGGTACTCTAAAAGCATCTCCATCATTATGGATGTAATGCGAGAACAGAGGGAGCCTTTGGTGGCTGTCTGTACATTGGCCATAGCGTATGTCTTAATTTCTGCACTGGTTGTATTCAACGTAGAGCCGCAGACTTTCGATAATTTTTTTGACGCCGTCTACTGGGCTACAGTCAGCCTGACAACAGTGGGTTACGGGGATATATACCCCATCTCTACCGCAGGTAGAGTCGTGACGATGGTCTCTTCTTTCGTTGGCATTGCTATTGTGGCACTTCCAGCCGGTATTATTACAGCGGGATACATGGAAAAGCTCAGTGAAAATAAGACTGATAAGAAATCCAAGTAATTTGTATACGTACCAATGCAACTAAAAGTAATAAAAAGGCGACACCCAACTTGGGTGCCGCCTATGCTCGAATCCTTGACATACTGTAAAAAAAGTTTGACATACATTACCGCGCGCGGTATGATGACACTAGAAAAGGTGCATCCGGCAGACGGTTGCTCCAATAGTGTAAAGGGATTAACCGCAAAGTTGGTAGCTGGGCGGTTAATTCTTTTTTTGTGCCTGGAACAATGTAAGGATGCCTACGACAAGAATTCCAATCTGGATCAGATCGGTATATGTGACCATGAGCGCCTCCCCCTTTCTATATCTAGGGGGAACCGGAATCCCCCTGCGGGGGAACAACCGTCTACCGATTGCATGAATTTAGTATAATCCTTGGAAATATGAATTCGCAACCCCTTGTTAGTACAATATATTGTAGTGCAAAAAGCAGATAAATTCGTATGATTCCGTATAGTAACGTTTAATAACGTTTAATTGCAAATTATACACAAAAACTCAGGTGCTTCTAAGGCATATGAATATTTTATATATTGGTGATGTGTGATAAATTTAAATTATATCGGCACAAGTTTAGTATAAAGCCATGAATTGTAATCTATCAAAGTCGGATGTTTTCAGGAGGAACCATGGACCAGTATCTCGTCTATCTGCGCAAATCCAGACAGGACCGGGATGCAGAGCTGCAGACCGGTGTCTTTGATACGCTCCAGCGCCACCGTGACACGCTCATGGCGCTGGCGAAGCAACGCGGCTATATGATCGCCGGCGTCTTTGAGGAGGTCGTCAGCGGCGATACTATTGCGGAGCGCCCCGAGATGCAAAAGCTCCTGTCTGCGGTGGAGTCCGGAGAGTATACCGGCGTGCTGGTTATGGAGGTACCCCGTCTGGCCCGTGGCAACACGCGGGATCAGGGCACCGTGGCAGAGACCTTCCAGTATTCCGGGACCAAAATTGTCACACCGGATAAAACTTATGATCCGGCAGACGAATCCGATGAAGAATACTTTGAGTTTGGCCTGTTCATGAGCCGCCGGGAGTATAAGGCCATTAATCGACGTCTCCAGCGTGGCCGGATGGCCTCGCTTAATGAGGGCAAGTATATTGCCGGCACCGCACCCTATGGCTATAGAAAGGCAAAGATCCAGCACCAGAAAGGATACACACTGGAAATCGACCAGGAGCCGGCCGAGGTCGTGCGAGAAATCTTCCGACTCTATACCGTTGGAGACCCACGTCCGGACGGTACGGTGGAGCCGGTCGGAAGCTACGCCATTGCAAACCAACTCAATGCCCAAAACATTCCATCGCCCGGAGGCGTCAAATGGTCTGCTTCCTCTGTGCGGGATATTTTGAAGAATCCCACCTATGCTGGTTATGTCCGTTGGTCTTATAGGCCAGAGCGTAAGCAGATGGTAGATGGCAGCGTGGTAATTTCCCATCCCGTCAGCAAAGAGCACCACATGAAAAAAGGCCTCCATGATGCAATCATCACGGAAGCCACGTGGAAAGCTGCTAAGAGCGCTATGATGGAACACAGCCATGCGCCGGTACCCAGCAGAAAACAGATTTCTAATCCTCTGGCGGGTATTCTATATTGTGCGGTCTGTGGTCGCTCCCTGGTACAGCTTCCACGTGGCAGCCACGGGGAATCTATGGTTATGTGTCCAACACCCAAGTGCAGCACAGTCGGCAGTCGGCGGGACGTGGTCGAGGAGACCCTACTTGAAAGCCTGCGGAACTGGTTGAAAAGCTATTGCGTCAGCGCGGATCAGAAGGCACTGGGGCAGCCGGACAACTCCTCCGAAATTAAAGACACCGAGCGGAGTTTGGCAAAGGCTAGGTCCAGTCTGGCGGCGCTGACAAAGCAGAAGGGCAATCTGTACGATCTTCTGGAGCAGGGTGTTTATACGCAGGATGTATTTCTGGAGCGCTCCCGCATCCTGGCCGCCCGGATCACAGACGCCGAGAAGCTGGTCAAGACGCTCGGTGAGCATCTGGCCGCACAACGGCAGGCCGAATTGACTAAAAAAAGTCTGGTCCCTCAGATCCAGAACGTGCTGGATGTGTACGACAGCCTTGAAACGGCTGCGCAGAAGAACGCTCTGCTCAAATCCGTGCTGGATCACGTCATTTACTCAAAAACCGTTGGAGGGCAATGGAAAGAGAGCGATCTACAGCTATTTATTTTCCCGAAAGCGACGCCGTTTGCAGATGAGTTATAA